CCTATGGAGATATACAGAAAGGATGATGAGGATGGTAAAGAGTACTATGTTAAGTTTACTATTGAGGAGATAGAGAAAATTCATTCTAAGTTTATGAAAGATATGTCTAACAAAGACTTATTCAATTTAGAGCATGATACTACTGAGACTGTACCAGCATATATTTTGGAAGCATGGATTGTAGATAGCCCCCTTAAAGATAAGGCATACTCTTCATTTGGTATAGAAGTACCTACAGGTACTCTAATGGTAACAGCTCAGGTAACTGATGTTGAGTACTATAACCATTTGGTAGATAATGATCAGGTAGGCTTTTCAATAGAAGGTTATTTAGGCATGAAATTAAAAGAGGTAACACAATTAAAAACAGATATAAATATGAACAAATTACCAGACGGAGAACACATGGTCGAAGGTAAAATCTATGTCGTAGTTGACGGAGAGATTACTGAGGTACGTGATGCAGAAGTGGTTGAGGCCACACTAGCAGATACAGTAGTAGAAGAGGAGGAAGTAGTAGAGGAAGAGACTATGGCTGTAGATCCTGCTTTAGATGCTGAGGCAATACTAGAGATAGTACGCCCATTTATTACTGAGCAAGTAGATGCACTTGTGGCTATGATAGCTGATTTGAAAAATCAATTTGAAGAGTCCATGCTTACTGATACAGAAGAGGAGACAATGGAGGAGGCTGTGGCTTTGAGCGCACAACAAAAATTAAGTATGTTTAATAAATTTAACAACAACAAATAAAAAAAAAAAATGAGAAAACTAAGATTTGATTTAACAATCGACCCAAGTGCAGCTCTTGCACCGAATGCTGATGCATTTTATGCACAGGCTTACCTAGGAGGTAGTGAGATAGTGGATAACTTTCGTACTTTACCTGGTATTAAATACAAGACAAAATTAGGCACAGTTACTTTTGGTAACCAATTACTAGCTGTTAGCCCTTGTAACTTCCCTAACTTGAATACTGATGATTTAAGCTCAGTAGAAATTGACGTTTGTGCTCTTTCTGCAATGGCTCAAGTTTGTCAATTTGATTTAGAGCAGTCTTTCGTTTCTTTGCAAATGGCAGCAGGATCTAATGGTGATTTCACTGTAGCTAACTTCTTTAACTTCTACTGGTCTGAGATGGCTAATTCAGTTAATGGACAAATTGAGTCTCTGAGATGGCAAGGTGATACATCTTTACCTCCAGTAGCTCCAGGTGTACCAGATCCATTGTCTTTATGTGATGGTTATGAGGTTAAACTTGCAGCATCTTTGACTGTTATCCCTTACGCTATGACACCTACACCTACTTTTGCTCAGATGTTGGGTGACTTACAGGCTGCTTTTGCTTTGGTTCCTGCAGCTATTGCATCACGTACTGCTGATTTACGTATCTACTTACCAACTCAATTAGTAAACATCTACCGATTAGGTGTAGCTTCAGGTAACACTAATGCTTATATCACTCAGGATCTATCTTTGACTTACTTAGGTATCAAAATAGTACTTTGTCCTGGTATGTCTAATGATACTTTAGTAATTACTTTGAAAGATAACCTTATCTATGCCTTTGATGGTGAAGGTGATGCATCTGATTTACGTGCTATCAATTTAGCTGATACTGTAGCTGAGCCTGTTATCAGAACTCGTGCTAACATGAAGGTAGGTTTTAGCTTTGTTAATGATGCTAATATAGTTTACGGATCTTAATTATTAATTCATAGAGGGGGGCAACCCCCTTTATATAAAAACATATAAATCATGCCAACAACATGTCAAGCCCTAGAGGCTATTTTAAAAAGTTGCGATAATAACAGTGGGGGTATCTATGGTATATGGATTAACCAACAGGATGAGATTGCATCTATCATTCCAGCAGATCCTTCTGCAGGTTTAGGATGGGCTATCACAGGTATCACTTTACAGGCTACCCCTGTATTGTTTGAGAACTACTACATCCGTAGGAATACATCTAGCTTTACAGAAGAGGCTGCTATTGACTTAATCAATGGTAGTTCATTTGTCACTTCTACTATCTCTTTAATGTTCCAACGAAGAGAAGCTGATAAGTCTAGAGCTATCAAAATTCTAGGCTCAGGTCAACAGTATCTTACAGCTATTGTATTAGATGCTAATGGTCTCTATTGGTACTTCCCTTACTTACAAGTTACAGGTGTAGCTGAAGGTTCCGGCACAGCCAGAGCAGATGGTAGTAAATATGCTGTAACTTTGTTAGGTGAGAATGAGTACTTAGCTTATGAGGTTAATATGACTGCAGGTGCTTTGGCTACTATCGGAGTATCTTAATAGACTTAACACTAAGAAAATTAGCCCTGCAAATTGTGGGGCTTTTTTTATTTCTAAACATTTGACTAACATCATATAATATAGGTATGATATACATTGAACAGGGGGTAGTCAATCAAATAGTTTTGACCTTAACAGAGGTTACTACTGTACCTACCCCTCATTATCTATTTGCTTTCACTAATGAAATGAATACTCTATCAGTTACTCAGCTATTTACTACTGCAGATATTAGCTTATACCCTGAAAGATACAACTTGTTTGTACTTGATGAGCCTGTAGATATCACTTTATTACAAGGGCAGTTTGTTTATCAGATTTATCAAAGCTCAGTACCCTATGTACTACCTTTAACTATTGCACAATCCACAGGAGTGGTGATAGAAGAGGGTAGAATGGTGGTAAGTGGGCCTGTAGGAACTTCAATATACGACTAAATTATGGCATGGTATAACAATTTATTTAAGAAAGAAACTAAGACAGTAGAAGTATTGGAAGGTTATCAATCTTTTAGCACACCCTTCCTACCTGTAGGTAAAGGTAACTTAACACTCCCTTATGTAAATGGTAGATATTCTACCAATATGTGGGTGAGATTTGGTACAGATAACCTGTACCCTGAAATGCTTAATCAGATGTATTTTGCTAGCCCCTTACATGGTGCCATAGTAGACTTTAAAACAAATGCAGTTATTGGTGGTGGCTTTGCTTTACAAACTGACAAGCTAACTACCCCTGAGAAACTTAACCTTTACATGTTTGAAAGAAAAATTAAAATTAAGCAAACAGTTAAGGCAGTAACTAGACAGTTAATTGTACACAATAGGATATACTTTAAGCTGTTTTTTGATAATGATAAGAAACTTGTTAAGATAGATAATGTTAGCCCTGAGAAAGTAAGAATATCTAGGTTTAAAGATATGTATTATATCTGTGATGACTGGTCCACTAACATAGATATCAGAGAAATCAAGCCTTATCATATTGCATGCCCTGATTATGAGCAATTATATTGCTATGAGATTAAGTCACTAGGGCAGGATTACTACAGCTTAGCACAATATACCTCAGCTCTTAACTTTGCTTTCTTATCAGGTGAGCTTTCGTACTTTGCTAAAAGTAACATCCAAAATAGTGTATTTCCATCCTTTGCTATGATGTTCCCTAAAAGGCCACAAAGTGAGGAGGAGAAGCACATGATCAAAGAAACTATTGATAGGTTAAAAGGTGCTGCTAATGCAGGTAAAGCTGTAGCTTTCTTTGCCAACTCACAAGACCAACTACCTAAGATAGAAGCTCTACCTAATAACAATAATGATAGCCTCTTTCAGGAGGCCTCACAGCTTAACACAGAGCAGATTTGCTTTGCTCACACTATAGATCCTATCTTAATGGGTATACGTACCACAGGAAGCCTAGGAGGTGGTGCAGATATTAAGCAGGCTTATGTGATATTTGAAAAGAATGTAGTAATGGAGCTTAGATCATGCATACAGCATATTTTTCAGGAGCTATTAACAATAGCTAAGATACCTGCAGAATTTACTATCAATAACTTTCAGATTATTAATGAGAATATAGTAGAGCTAGAGGGTGATACTTCCAAAACTAATGATGCACTTAACAGCCTTAGCCCATTGGTAGCTACTAAAGTATTAGAGACCATGACTATTAATGAGGTAAGAGCTTTGGCTTCACTGGCACCTATAGAAGGTGGAGATATGACTCAAAAGGCAGCAGATGCCATAGTAGTAACAACAACAACACCCATTGTATAATGCTATATTTCATCACAGAAACTTATTTAAAAGTTAATACTCCGATTACAGCTAATGTAGATGTAACAGATGTAACACCTTATGTAGCTACTCAGGCAGCACTAAGGATACAGCCAATACTAGGCACTACTTTCTATAACCACATGCTAGCAGCTTACAATGCTCAGACGCTTACTCCTGATGAAGTAGATTTAGTAGAATTTATACAGCCAGTGATAGCATGGAGATCTGCAGAGGATGCTGTTTTTGGACTTACCTACCAATTAAAAAACAAAGGATTACAAACACAGTCAGGAGATTACTCTGCTAGTGTATCACGTAATGAGGTAGCCTTTGGTATGGACCACTATGCACAGAAGGCTAGCTTTTTTGAGCAGAGATTAATAAGATGGCTACTAACTAACAAAGCACTCTTCCCTATCTTTATTTCTACAGCTAATTTAGACACTGATCTACGGCCTATGTTTAACAACTGCTCATGTATCAATCAATATAACAATGTATGCACTGGCTTATGTGGTAACTTTTTAGAAAATGGATATAATAACGCTATCCTAATACTATGAGACTACAGTTAGCAATCTTATTAGCCTCAATTAAACAATATATAATACAACTTTTAGCAGTGATAGGATCTTTCTTTTTACCTATCTCAGGTATACTTTTTTTAATTGGGTTTGC